TTCTTCTGAAGCTCGCGAAAACCTTGGTTGGGAGCCTAAAACAGATTTCATCGGCCTTGTAAGAAAAATGGTTGACACTGATTTAAAGTTGAGTATGGTTTGATCCATGCCCAGAGGTAAAAAGACCTGCCCCTCCTGTAATGCTTTAGTCGGAGCAAGAGTTGGATTATGTGATTGCGGTCACAAGTTTTCTCCTTCGAAAAAAAAGCAGCCGAAGCCTTTCTTTTCTGCTAGGAAGAATTTCATAAAAAGGATGCTTGGAGATTCTAAGGCTTTAGACTGGCGCATGGAAATGCATACAGTGACAAAGGTTTTTGAGCAATTTGTGGATTGCGAGAAAGATCTAGAATTTTTAGAGAAAGTGAAGCCTCCATTCGTATTTAAAAATACAATTAAATACTTTTTAACTAAAGAAGGAAAAGAATATTTGAGAAAAAAACACAAGGAGTTTTATTATAAGCCCCCTGATAAAGATAAATATCTTGACACGAAGGAGAAAGCAGGTCAGGATATTTTAGAGAGTAAAAAGAAAACGCTAAAAGATTTTTTAAATGAATAAGAAAAAGAGTAAAAGCCTAAATGATTCAAAGGAGTACGCAGAAGCGTATTTTAAATCGAATCAAGAATACCACCTTAACTTTGAAGAGGGTGCTAAACCATACCTTGTCTCAAGCGGTTCGATGATTTTAGATAAGGTTTTGGGTGGAGGGTTTAGTTCAGGATTGCATAGGTTTATCGGAGCTAACGAGGGTGGCAAAACAAACGAAGCTCTTCATGTTATGCATAATATGATCAAGAATCTTGACAATTCTAAAGGCCTATTCGTTATGGCTGAAGGTCGTCTTAGTGAAGATATAAGAAATAGAGCGGGTCTTGATTTTGTATATCTTCCAGAAGAGTGGGTCACAGGGACTTGCTTAGTTTGGGAATGCAATATAACAGACACAGTAGTAGATTTCTTGAGGGGTCTTCTAAGAAATAATCAAGATCAGGAGAAATTTTGTATCGTGATAGACAGCATGGATGGACTTATTACCAAAGAAGATTTGGACAAGGGTTCTTCAGATGCTAGAAAAGTTGCGGGAGGAGCTTTAATGTGCTCAGACTTTTTAAAGCGAGTCAGTTTGGGAATGAGTAAATTTGGGCATATGTGTATTATGATTTCTCAAGTTCGTAGCTCTATTAATATTAGCCAATACGCCAAGGCTGACCCAAACAACCAAACCAATAGTAGTGGCGGGAATGCTATCCTTCACTATCCCGATTGGATTCTAGAATTTAAAAAACAAAACAAGTCAGACAAGATTTTGGAAAAGCCAAATGAGCAAATTACTCCAGAAAATAAAATTTACGGCCACAACGCGAAGGTCGCTATTTTAAAATCAACTAACGAGTCTACAGGTCAGATAGTTACTTACCCCATCAAGCATGGTCGCATGGGAGGGAAGTCCATTTGGATTGAGAGGGAGATTGTAGAAATGCTTATTATGTGGGGTTACTTGGAGAAAGCGGGAGCTTGGCTAAAGCTTGATGAAGAGCTAAAAGAATACCTCAAGGGGAAGGAGATTGACTTTAAAGATTCTTACCAAGGAAGTCGTTCATTTTATGAATTTCTAGAAGGTGATGAAAAGGCGACTTCTTGTCTGGCAGAATTCGTGAAAGACAATATCTTAAATAAGAAGTTGGTATGACTTTTTTATGCGTGAATGGCAAAAAGAAGAAGATTAAGAACATTTCCAAGTATTTGATTGATTGGGATGCAAAGTGTAGAAGCGGGATACAGAAAAGCGTAAAAACTAACATTAAACAACATTGGTTTGCTGATGTGGTGTTTGAAGAATTTCCTGTAGCTGGAACAAGAATGACTATTGACTTTTTTAACGCTACACAGAATATTGCAATTGAAGTTGATGGGAACCAGCACTATAAATACAACAAGTTTTTTCACTCGAACTCTAGGCAAAACTTTCTCAGTCAATTAAAAAGAGACGAAAAAAAAGAGTATTTTTGCGACATAAACAATATTAAATTAATTAGGATTTTAGAGTCAGAAATAATGGACTCGAAAAACTACCCCGAAAACTTAATGCAACTTTTAAAATGACCGACCTCGAAGAAGAAAAAGTAGATATACCTCAATCTCTATTGGATAAAATATATGACTCCACAGGGTCTGTCAACGGAGGGAATAAGGGCTTTATACTGATATATGTTAATAAGGACGGTTGTCCGACATTAACCGCAAAGACTGAAAACCCTTGTGTTGAGATGGCTCTTAGCAAGTTAATGGAAATGGCTATGACCAAAAAAGACGACGAGATGTCCTTATGATACATTCATTTGATTTAGAAAAAAAAGTTTTAAGTGGTGTTCTTCAACATCAGCATAAGTGGGAGGAAATTTCTAGCTTTTTAAATGAGCGTGATTTTTATTCGGAAGATTCTAAGGTAAATGTATCGATATTCAAGCTTCTTAAAAATGCTTTGAATAATGCGGAAAGCATCGACGAGACAATCCTTGTTCAAAGAATCCAGCAATTGAAAGCCACCTTTCCTGATAGTGTCGATGTGGCAGAGTATATTTACTCACTCGCCTTTTATAAGATTACGGAGAAAATATTTTTAAGTTCAGTTAGAGAATTAAAAAAGTATACTGCCCGTAGGGAAATTTATAATAGCTGCAAAAACGTTGCTGATTTTGTAAAAAATGCAGATCCTAACTTAAAATATGGAGAACTCGTAGAGCAGTCTGACCAGATCTATAATAAAAACATAAAAGATTTTGAGATGAGCGAAGCTGGTCCAGTCAACTTGTTTGAAATGATGGAAGAGCTTGTAGAGGACAGGGGGAATAATCCTGTTGAAGATTTTGGAATGCTTGGGCCTCACCCAAGGGTTAACGAGATGTATGGCTCTCTTTTGCTTGCTGGCAATATATCAGTTATTGTGGCAAGATCTGGAGTCGGCAAGACGAACTTCTGCATGGATTACACTACAAAAGTTTCTGCTGAGCACGGAGTTGCAGTTCTTCACTTTGATAATGGAGAGATGAGCGAAGATGAACTTATATTTAGACAATGTTCTGCTATGACTGGTGTCCCAGTGTGGCTCTTGCAGACTGGCAAATGGAGAACGACTGCCTATAAGGATTGGAGTGTAGATGAAGTCGTTGCAAAAGTGAGGTCAGCTTGGGATAAGATTCAAGGGATGGAGTTTTATTATGAGAACGTTGCGGGGTTATCCCCAGATGAGATGTGCTCTCTCTTAAAAAGATTTTATTTTTCGAAGATTGGAAGAGGCAATCCTTTAATTTTTAGCTTTGACTATATTAAGAGTGACTTTGGTAGCATTGGAAAGGCCGATGGATGGCAACAGGTTTCTTATTTAGTGCATAAATTCAAGCAGACGATTCATAGAGACTTGTCTTTTGATGGGAAGCCGTGCGTTTCCATGCTGACCTCTGTGCAGTCGAACAGGCTTGGCATCACCAGCAATAGAAACGTTGGTGCTATTGTTGATGATGAGAGCGTGGTATCTCTCTCTGATGGCATTACTCAATTCTGCTCTCATTTGTTTTTGCTTAGAAGAAAGGTCGCAGAAGAGCTTCATGAAGAGGGGGCTAGCTTCGGAACTCACAAATTAATTAATCTAAAAGCAAGGCATTTAGGCAAGGATGCTTTGAGAGCGATTCATCCTGTAGAGATGCCAGATGGGACAAAGAAGCAAAACTTTGTGAATTTAAAACTTGAGAATTTTAGGATTGATGAGTGCGGCGATTTACAAGATATTGTAGACTCTTCCAATGGAGGAGGGATTGAAGTTCGTCAGAATAATCCAGATCGATTACCAATGTAATGAATTACAAAGAAGTTCTTGAGAACCTTGGTTATAATCTAAAAGATCATGGTGCATATTGGAGGACAAATGCAGTGTATCGGGCTGGAGATAATTCTACAGCGCTTCAAATATATAAAGACACTGGAGTCTGGAAAGACTATGTAGAAGATTCTCAATTTATGCCTTTCGAAGCCTTGCTAAAGAAGACTTTAAATACTAATGATGGGAATGCGGTGAAGCATTACTTAAAGGACAATGGTGTAAATATAGGAGCTAGAATTAAACAAAAATACCTTTTGAAAGAAGAAAAAACATATCCAGAAAAAGCCCTAAATAAACTTGTTCCTCATTATGATTTTTATTTGGACAAAGGGATTAGTAAAAAAACTCTTGAGGATTTCAAATGTGGCTTAGCCATGTCTGGGAAAATGTATCAACGAGTTATATTTCCAATCTTTAGAAAGGATGGTCGTATTCATGGTTTTTCTGGCAGAAAAGTGACAGACGATAATAGGCCTAAGTGGCTGCATATGGGGAGGTCTTCTAATTGGTTGTTTCCATACTACAATATAGAGGATGTTAGAGAGGCGATTATGGAAAAAGAATCTGTGCATATAGTCGAATCCGTGGGAGACTGCTTGGCTCTGTATGACAGAGGTGTGAAAAATGTTTTAGTTTCTTTTGGTCTTAATATTTCTCCTACATTCACTTCAAGGCTAGCCTTACTTCCCATAAAAAAGATATTCATATCATTCAATAACGATAATACAGCTTCTGTTAATCGGGGTTTTGAAGGGGCAATTAAATCTATTTTTAAATTGGTTGAGTCTATGGACTTTGAAAAAGTTTATTTTATTCCTCCAGAGAAAAATGATTTTGGAGAAATGGATAAAACTCAGATAGAGAGATATACTACTGAGTGCCACGATAAACAACACCAAGATTCTATGTCTCAAGTAATTGAGGTTGCCAAAGGGATGATGATGAGAAATAAGAATGGCGTTAATAAAAGCTTTACTTCATCTTACAATAAACTTATAAAGAAGAACACATTCTATTATGAAAACTTTTGATAATAAACCTTTATCTGCGTCAAGAATTAAGACGCTCCAAACATGCACTTGGCAATATTGGTGCAAATATCAGTTGAGGCTTCCTGATAAATCTAATCATGGCTCTTTAAGAGCGACGATCTGCCATGCTGTTTTTGAAAACCTAGGGAACCCTCGTCACAGGAAACATTATAAAGCGATCCTCAAGGCCCAAGATATAAATGTCAGCGCATCAATTAAAAGGATGGTTGACGCTTATGCCAAGAAGTATGAGATAGATGATTTTGAAAACATGGACCTTATCAACAAGATGACTGTTGAGGGTTTGAATTTTGATTTCTTTGGGGACACAGAGGGCAAGCCAACTGAATCTATTTCAGAAAAGAAGTTCGACCTCAAAGTCAAGGATGGAGGCAAGGATTACCGAATATTAGGATTCATCGACAAGCTTTTCTTGTTTAAGAGAAAGAAGATAGCTATCATTCGAGATTTTAAAACATCCAAAAGTATTTTTCAGGGCAAAGATTATACGGATAACATGCAAGATTATATGTATTGCCTTGCAATCAAATACCTTTATCCAGAATACTTGAAGCGGCGCATGGAATTTTTATTCCTTAAATTTGATTTAAAAGGAGAGGGGCTTTTAGTTATGGAGCCTTTGGACGAATTAGATTTAGAGGGTTTTGAGTATTTCTTAACAGATATTCAAAAGGTAATTAATAATTTCAGCAAAAAAACAGCTACTAGTGGATTAGCTTGGGACAAAGGGTATCCATCAAAAGAAGAAGGTTTTGCTGGCAAAATCGTTTGTGGTAGGGCTGATCGTATAGGGCAACTCAAAAAAGATGGAACGTTAATGTGGCATTGCCCGTTTAAGTTCCCTAGGGACTACTACATCTTAGAAGACAAGGAGGGTAAATTCATTTCTTCGGCTGACCAGAAAGAAGTTTTAGAGTCGAAATTTTCTGAAGGTTGCACGATAAAGAAAGAAAAATATGCAGGATGTCCTGCTTTTTCATTTGACAAGAGAGTGGAACTCTTGTAGTCTTCGGTAGTGATACCGTTGTTCAAAAGTAACTTTAGTATAGGCAAATCTCTTTTAAGAATTGAAGACCTAGTAGAAATTGCTGAAACTGGCAATATAAATAAAATGATTCTCGTAGAGGATAATTTTTATGGATTTAGAATTGCCAACAAAGCCTTCTTAAAAATTGGCATACCCATGATTTATGGGGTAAGATTGCCTGTGGTTCAGTCGAACTTATCAGAAATGCCTAGCAAGCTAATATTTTTCCCTAAAAATAATAGGGGGGTCTCAGTTGTAAGAAAGTTATACAGCAAGTGCTTTACTAGCGAGGGAGACTGCTTGAATTTATCTGATCTAAGTGAATCAGACCTTAAGGATGTTAGTATAGGAGTTCCATTTTACGACTCTTATGTTTACAATAATATTTTTCACTTTGGTCTTTGCAATCTCTCTTTAGATAGTTATGATCATTTTTATATTGAAGAAACGAACGGCCATCCATTTGACTTTCAAATTAGTTTGGCTCTCAAGAGACTGGGAGTAAAAACGGAAAATGCAAAAAGTATTTACTATAAAAACAAAGAAGATTTCGAAGCATTCCAAATGTATAAGGCTGTTTGCAGCAGGAAGCAAGGTAGAGTCCCAACCTATAGTAATCCACGTTTAGATAATTTTTGCTCCAATGAATTTTCATACGAATCCTTTTTAGAAAATGTTACCAAGTAATCAAAAATACTTAGTCTTCGACACAGAAACAGAGGGTTTAAATTTACACTCTTCTAAAACTTGGCAGCTATCTTGGATAGTTTGTCAGGGAAATAAAATCTTAGAAGAGCATGATGAATTCATCTCTCATAAAGAACTCAACATACCAGAAGTAGTTAAAAAGCTAACTGGATTTGACTGGGGACATTATAATAAAAAGTCCCGATCATTATTGGAGGTGTGGTCTAAATTTGAAACTTACTTGTTCGACCCTCAATACATTATTGTAGGACAAAACTTACTGGGCTTTGATGTTTATATGATAGCCCTTTTGCAAAGGCTTTTAGACCAAGAGCCAGACTATTCCTATCTGCCTAGAATATATGATACAAGGGCTTTTGGTAAAGCATACAGGGAAGAGTTAGACAAACCAAAGAGCGACATGCTTAGCTGGCAATATAAAATAATTAATGATCGAAGTCTTAAGGCTAAAGTTTCGCAAAATCAATTATT